ATTAATGCTCGAACTTTTGTACTGTCATCAACCACACCACCAGTAGTTGAAGAATTTACGTAACAACTGATTGTTCCAACCAAATCCGTACTACCAGTACAAATCATTCTGTAAACTCGTATTAAACTTGTTCCAAGAGCAACTCGTGTTTGACCATTTAATGTTGCTGTTTGAGTAACAACGTTATAACTTGTATCTAATCCGTGAATTTCAATATCTTCTGAATCACCCGCAGAGGTTGAAACTATTGAATCAATGTCTGCTGAAGACGAATAGTTATAATTCATTTCGTTAATTCCACCATCGTCTGCTCCGTCCCAAACAGTAATTTCTGCATCAGTTGTGTCAAAGTCTGGTGCGTTACCAAACTTATGAATAACTGTCATTCCTGAAACGTTCCCTCTGGCAATTTCTAAATTAAAATTTTGTCCTGGTATAAATGTCATTTTCTATTGTACCTCCCAATTCTTCGTTGCATTATTAGCAACAAAAGTTAAACAAGTGCCAGATGCGTTAATCGTTGCACTTGTAGTGTTTTCAACAGTATCTGCCCCTGTCGGATTTATTGTTATGTTATTTGTAGATGCGTTATATCCTGCGTCTTTAATGTGATAAACTTGTCCTTCGTTAGTTGCTGATATTGCTGGGAGAGTTACCACCACTGTTCCTGTTGCAGTATAAGTAACAGAAATATGTTGGTCAGCAGTTAAAACGGCATACGTTGCAGCGTTTACAGTTGTCCTGTTCATAACCATTCCACCATATAATGCAGATATGCCTGTAACTTCTAATATATTCTTAACATATAAACTGTCAGGGTCAAGTGTCTGTGTTGGGTTTGGTGCCTCACTCGAATCAACAGCAACAAAACCATCGTTACCAGAGTTGGTTTTTGAACCACCAAATAAAATTAAATTACCGCCGTCAGTATTTCCAGCAATTTCTGTATAACCATCACTTGGATAGATTACTAAATCTGGCCCGTTACCTTCAGATTCATTAATAACTAATATTCTTCCCTGTGTGCCTTCCCAAGCAACAACGCCACTTTCCATAACCAAAGCTAACTCGTAACCAGTTCCAACAACATATCCTGCTGACGCAGCACTTCCGCCATTAGATACAAAACTACCTGCTTCATACGCAGCAAGGAACGCATCTTCGTCATCACTTGCGTGACCGACAGGTGTAGATATAATTCCCAACAATTCTTTCTCACTTCCAGACAGTTCTGTAGAAGTCATAGTAACATCAATACCAGACACCCCATCCGTTCCAGAAGTTACATTTATATTCATAATCCCTTCATTATTTGTATGTGCAGAAGCGGTTACATTAAAAAATTCTGTTGCCCCGAACGTAATCTGGGCATCACCACCAAGGGAATATAAAAAGGTGTCCAAATCCGCATCAATATTTGAAAAACCAGTTGTTTGATTGGTTCCGTTTTTTATAACGTTAGCTATAACAAAACCAACATAATTGTGGTCAGAATCTTGTGCGTCTCCTTGAATGTCAACACTATATCCTGCAGTTGTATTTCCTAATGTCCCTCCCGCAGCTAATCCAACAAGACTTGCACTATACGCCGTACAAGCATCAACATCTGCCATTAATGTTAAAGTGGTGTTGTAAGCAGACTTTTCAGTTGTATCTATATTGAAATAAGTAACTACTGCATCCAGTGAGTGCGTTGTGTTTAGTGCATTAATCTCAATAATTTCATCTGCGTTAAGAACAAACTTTACATTCCCGCTATCAGAAAAGAATGAATAGAAATATCCTGAATCTGCTTTAAATGCTGTTGCTGAACCAGCACCACCATTTGATACAAACGACTCTGCAAGATAACTTACATAACTATGGTTGGAATCATTATTATCCCCTATAGGTTCTGCTGCATAACAATAACTTAGATTTCCTCCAGACCCACCAGCTGCAAGTCCCGTTAATGTTGCAGCATAACAACCAATACCATCGACATCTGCACCCATAGTTATATCAGATACAAAACCACTATCATCAATGGTTGAAGTAGTAAATGTAACATCAACAACGTCTGTGAATATTCCACCACCAGTAACATTAATGTCTGCTGAAAAGTCAAACTCGGTCTCACTAACGTCCCAAGTAATTAGTCCATCACTTGTTGAATCAAAGTAAATGAAAGGGTCTCCTGCACCTGTACCTAATCGAATATCTCCTTCAACGTGAAGTTTACTTACAGCCGCACTATTAGTTGAACCAACACGCATATTACCATCATTCCCAACTCTTAATGCTTGTGTTGGTGTACTTGCTCCGTCAGCTGTTAATGATAATTCCCACCTACAAGGCACTTCTGCACTTGCACCGATAGCTGCATCAACAGTAAAACCCATTTCTGCCGCTTGATAATATGCACCACCAGCAACACCGCCACCATTCTCGTGATAACCCCACACACGTGTTTCGTTTAGAATTGCACCATTAACTATACTTGCTTCTGCACCATCAGAACCTTGTGCTCTAAAGAAATCTAATCCACCAATACCTTGATACCCATAATTCTGCCAAGCAACAGAAGTTCCAATCGGTTTAAATGTGAAGTTTGTAAGTCTATGTTCTTCAATCTGACCATAAACTATCAATTTTCTATTACTTGCTGGTGCTCCATAAGTTGCAGCATAAGTTGCATAATCTCCAATAAATGTGTTATCTTCTAATTTAATTCTTCCTTTAGTTGCGTGTGCTGTTGAATATATTATCATATCTTCGCCACTTGCAGTTCCACCATAAGCTGTTTGACTTCCTGCTCGACCTGCTAATAACAAATATTGTGTATGGTCGTCGTCTCCTAATCCTGCAAGAGTTCCGTGGTCTATTGCTGATTGGTCAACTCCTAATGTTACAAAATTTCCACCATCAGTATAAGTTAATGGTGCTGACGCCCTTAATACTCCGTCACCGATTGCGTTCCCAAGATAACCAGAGGTTGCCGAACTATCAACAGCAACGCCTGAACTGAATAAAGTAGAAGTATAATCTCCGTTATCAGTTAATGTGGTATTACTTACTTTCAAAGTTATTGGTCTACCTGTTGGTGTACCATCTTCTTCTTCAATTTTCAATCTTGCTCTTTCAATTGGCATCTTATGTAAAGTATGTGAATCTCACACCCTCCCCACTTACTGTTGAATCTATGAAAACATCTGCAAGATTATCTATCTCAAATTCAAAATAGTCGCCTGGAAAGAGAATTATACCTGTGCCTGTAGCTTCAGTTGCATCTACTCCCGTTGCACCAACAGCAATAAGTCCTGTGTTATCTGTTTGTGCTTGAATAGTAACTCTCTTACAAGCAGTTGAACCTGCTAACACCACATCAGTCCCTGCACTTGTAACTGTTTTAACCCCATCTCCTATTCCTGTTATTGAGTGTTTTATTGGAACTGGATTAGATGTACTTGCATCTGTATCAGCAACTTGAATGTTTGCATTAGCGTTAAAGTTATCGTGAGTTCCTTGGTCAACAGTGATTGAATTTCCACCATCTGCAATATTAACATCATTAGTGATAGTTGTTACTGTGCCTGAAGATATTACAACTGCACCAGTGTTACAAGCGGTAATCTTACCATCAATAGAAGTTGTATCTCCAGCAATAGTGCCAGAGTTTACTTCTGTCATATTTAGATTTCCAGCAGTATCTTGAACAACAAATTGTTCTCTTTTAGAATTAATCTTGAATGCACCGAAATCGTTAGCATCAATAGTGTCCGTTGTGAAAACACCGCCTACTGCTAAACCTCTGTCTGAAGCAACAGTAAAAGTAGCGTCATCTACATAATCACCTTCGATATTGGCAGTAATAGTTATATCACTACTTGCAAGATTAACATCTAACGCCCCACCAGAAGAAGTTATATCTGTCCCTGAACCATCTTGAAGATTCACATTAACATTGTTTGTAATAGTTGTAACTGTTCCACTTGTTATAGTAACGTCGTTGTTAGCACCAAGATTTACTAACACACCATCAGCAGAAGTTCCACGCATTCTGTCCCAGGTAGTACCATCAAAAACATAACCGAAAGAACTTGTTTGTAATCCATCAACTGTGTTTGCTATATCGTCAGCTTGAGTTGCAAGAATAAGACTCGCTGCACCTAACACGTTAGAGAAATCTGTACCCAACATAACATCTTGTGCTATTGAAACGGGTTGAGTTGCCTGCCAGAAAGTACCATCAACAGTGATAGAATTACCACCGTCATCAATACTTATATCTGATTGGTCACTTGCAATAACTACTGGTAAAGAATTGGCCATTGTATCTTGACCTAACGCACCGGAGTCCATTTCTTCAAGCGAAACTTTCATATTTCCGCCGTTAGTTAAACTTACATTATCATAAATACCATTAGCTTTTTTACCTGTTATAACGGCTTTAACTAATTCAGCATCATCTTCGTCCATAATCGGGTCATCAATATTGTGCGACGATGGTTTCATTGGAACTTTTCTTAATATTGCGTGAATGTGAAAATCTCCTTGTGGTGCTGCACCATTAGTATAAACAATACGCATATATCTGTTTTGTAATGTTGGTGTAAAGAATTTTGTAGCACCAGCAATAATTGTATATTTTTCTCCTGAATGCCAATCTGTTGAACCATCAGTAGAATATTGTATGTCAAAACCATCAGTAGCACTTGCTACGTCTGAATAAACCATAAAAGATAAAGACGAATAATCTAACGTGTCTGTTGCTGTTCCAGTAAACGCTGCTCCTGCACCTAAATTAGAACTTGTAGAATTGTTAGTATCAATTTTTCCTCGTAAAACTGTGTGTATTTGCCCGTCAGTATTAACTGATGCAGTGTTCGTTCCATCAGTTATTTTAACAAAACCAGCTCTGCCAACAGCGTCAAGACTTGGCATAGTGTTAGTTCCGTCAGGTTTAATTGTGGTTACACTAACATCATCACTTGCACTTGTTAAATCTCTAATATCTAAATCTGTGGCTGTTACAACAAGTGAGGCGTTATCAACAGTAACATTATGACCATCTGGTAATTGTAATGCTGAAGTTGCTGCCCCTGTTGGCAATGATATTGTTCCGCTTACATTAGTTATGTTCCACGTTCCACTTTGTACTGCGGCAACACTATCACTTCCAGAAGCTAAATCTCTAATATCTAAATCGTTTGCTTGAACATATAAAGCGTTTTTAGTACCATCAGTTTCAATATCGGCAAGAGTTGCCCCATCTCCATCTTTTAATGTGACAGAACCACTTAAAGAACCAGCGTCTACAGGTAATGGATTAAGAGCATCAACAGGTGTACCATCATCTAATACATTCAATACTCGTCGTGCTTTTGCATCATCAGCATAGGACTCACGATTCTGGTCCACTGCTGGTTGATTAGAATCTTCATTCGCCATTTTTCATATATTTATTAAACAGTTTTTGATATAGGTCAGGAGTTGCACGTTCCATTTCACGTTTTGAACGTTCTTTCTCTTTATCTTCAGACTTAGGTTTCTTATCATCTTCCTTATCGTCTTTAGGATTATCTTCTCCCTCTTCTCCTTCGTTATTTTCCATAAATCTGTCTTGCATAAATATATTCATTGGCTGGTCGCCCCAGTCTACTGGATCTAACCCTTCAATTGCTCTGACTTCGTTAATTGTTAAGACACCAGCTGTAAGTTTACTCATCATTTGTTCGTGTTCAATCTTTTCAGCTGAGTCATCTTTTGGGAACCATTTAAACTTCAGTTCATCGTGGCCCAATAAGTCAGGTAGAATTTCTCTGTTGATCTTTGCAGATATAAGTTCAAGGTACGGTTTAATTGCGTTCTTAACAGTTATCCTCTCTTGTGACTCTCCTGTTGAACGATTACTATTTTCATAGAATCCCACTTCTTGAGGACTTAACCCGTATGCAGCAAAGACAAGGTGGAAGTACCATTTCTGCCCCTCTAACCATTCCATATCTTTATTGGTCATTGATAGAGGAGTAAACGATGCATCACTATTATGGAATAGGAGTTTGTGGGGTCTTCCTTTAAGTTCAGTTTCCCAAGCGTTCTTAAATGTTAACATCTGATCTGTGTCCATTGGAACACTAACAATACCATCGGGGACCGCACTGTTTTTGAATCGTTCTTTGTTGAATCGAGTAGATTGGATCATTAACTCTACTTCTTGTTGAATGCTTTGTAATGGTGAGAAACCGTATGGGTATAGTTCGTTGTTTGTGTTAACCCGCCCATATACTATTTCGTTCTTCTTGAATGGTATTGGTGCTGCGCTTACTTGTCTGAATGAATATTGATAGTATCCTGGTGCTGGTTCTCCTTTAGAGTCTTCACCAATGATCCCGTGTTCATTAAGACTTATTAAGAACCTTGCCCCATCATAAGAATATAGTTCAACTAAATCACCAGCAACGTTTCTTCCTTTATACATAACTCCTGCATCGATCTCAAGGACATCCCGTAACCACGGAACCCAAATGTCCCAGAACGAATCTCCGTTACGGTTGGGTTGTTTTAAAAATGTAGTTGCTCGTTCAATGTTCTCTTCGTACTTCTTCATAACATCTTCATCTTCATCATCAGAAATAATGGCCCATTCGGTTGTCATAACCTGTTTACAGATAGCGTTAGTTATCATCTGTACCCAGGAAGATTTAGCAAATTGTCTAAGTTCGACAACGTTAATTGCACGGGGCATCCCCATCTTTGCTGCGTACATCCAATTGCCTAAGAATGGGAGGTTTTGGGTATCAACTACTTCGTTGCTACCACTAAATAAACGGATCTCTTTAGCAAAGTAAGATTTCGTTTTTTTGTACCAGTCAAATGCTTTATTCATAAGAGGGAAACCTGTGAGGTGATTTTATACACCCCCCAGGAAAAAGAGGTGATAGATGTTTATATGTTTAATATCGTTCAAGGTTTATAAATAATATTCTTATTTTACCAAACAGTTTGGAGGGATCCAATATCCGTGCGTGTTCCCATCATCAAATTGTTTACACATTGACGGCTTGTTTTCGTTGTGTAATGTGCATAGGTTATCTTCACCAAGTGCTGAACATCTGAGCGGAACAAGGATCAAGAACTTCTCTCTTGTTATTCTTACAATCTTGCAATTATGCAGTTCGTAGTATCTCTTACGTTCCTCTGACATAAAGCCGTGTTGAATGCTGATATACTTACAGCAATCTGCGTTACATTTATCTAAATTTTTTATACAATCTACCATTTTATCCAAAGAAGAAATTGTGTACCTTGGTTGCTCGTAAGCCGTGTGCAGCACACGCCAAAGCATCAACAAAATCGTCGTGACCTCCCTCACTGTGGTGTAGTTTAATGTTACCTGCTGCTGTTATCTCATATCTGAAATCTTTAAGTTCATATATGAGTTTCTTATGATTAGGGATCTTGAGCTTACCCTGTTCCATCATTAGTTTGAGATTAGAGAACACGTCCTCTTTACTCTTTACTGTGAATGTTAACCCAACAACCACATCGTGTAGCTCTGGTGTGATGTTATATGATGTTTGTCTTATTGCGGGGTTGTGATTAAACTCTTTAGCTAATACATCAACCACTCCTGCACCAAGTCCGGTGCTATCACATACTATCTTCTTGAACTTAAACTTAGCGTGTAAGTATTTGATATAGTCAATCGCTTGGTCCATTGTGTTCTTCTTGAGTTCCTTGATGAACACTACTCGGTGTGGTTCTCCCTGTTCGATGATAATGAACACTGAGCTGTCTTGTCCCATAAGGTTAGAATAGAATCAACTACTCTAAAATCCTTGCCAAGTCAGCTCCTAATATATATGATTTCATTTTCTCATTATAATACCTCGTCCATTTTTTTCTATTTCCATTTGCTAATGAATTACATCTATAACATAATGTAATTAAATTTAAGCTTGAATTATTCTTTTTGTTATAATCAATATGATGAACACATAAATTTTTCTTTGTATTACATTCTTGGCACGTGTGATTATCTCTTGTTCTTATCTCGTCTTTCTTATCCTTATTAAATTCAGGTGCATATGGTTCAAAAGACTTGCCACCTAACCAATTAGCATTCTTTTCTAATTTCATACATCTACCTGCTTTCTTAGCAATTAGTGGGTTTTTCATTGGATTGTTTTCTAAATTCCTTTTTTTTGTCCATGGTGATTTTTTCCCTTTATTCACACAACCAAATTTATTACCAAACAAATGTTGAGTGTTCTTCCTTACTCTTGGGTCTTCTTTTGTTAATCCTTTATTCCATGGTGCTTTACCTTTTCGTTGTCTGCTCATGTTCTCAGACATTTTCTTCTTATATGCAATAACTTTTGGATGTTTGTCGCCTAATTTCTTCTGCCAAGGTATTTGTTTCATATTTAGCATGAATGGGCAATTATATTTAAAAGTTATCATATTTCGCTCATCAACTCATAATCTTCTATACAACTCTCAATAAGTGTGTGAGGGAAGTAAGCATCTTCATCAGATATGAACTCTGCCTCATACTCTGTTCTGAACTCCATACTGCTACATTGTAATCGTTGCTCATCAATAAACTCTTGTGCGAAGTGGCCAACTTTAACTGCGTCGTGCCAGGTGTAGTGGTGGCTGATATAGTTGTCGTCTTCTTGAAATGATCTATAAAAGTGGTTCATTCCGAACGGTGTGCTGATCTTGATGATCTTTCCATCTGTTGCAGCAACCATCGGCAATAATACTTGGTTGACTATGCTGTCCTTGATAAATGCTGACTCTTCCATAATAAGAACATTGGCTGTCATACCTCTGATAGTATCGCCAGAATCTCCACAAGGGAATGCAGAGATACGACAGCCGTTCTTCATCGTCATTTCTCGCTGGGTGTTGAACGCTACTTCTGATCCGATTGGTGCTGATTTTATGTAGTGCCTGATCTTAGCGAACAGTTCTCCTGCTTGCCTATCTGTTGGTCCGACAATAACTATGTGCCCACCTGGGTTCTTCAACGCCTCACACACCGACAATATACTGATCGTCATTGACTTACCTGTTTGACGGCAGAAGGCCCCCACAACCCTCTGTCCGTTTAAACAGTCGTAAAGGAACTTTAATTGGAATAAATATAAGTTAATCCCAAACATTTCCTTAATCAGTTTCTTCAAATCGTATTTCGGCATCTTTTAGTTTGTCTGTCCAGTTGATTATGTGGTGCACATTCTCGGTCTTGTGTTTCTCACCGTGATGCGCTTTCATTAAGTTTATTTGTGTATTGGCCACCGCATTCATCTGCGATGCGCTGTGGCAGTGTTTTTTAATTGATTCAAGATACATAAAAATGTCAAGTGCGCTTGATTCTGGCTCATCCATCCAGGCAACAATACGTTTATAATTGTCATCGGTGAGCCCTTTCTTACGCATAGCAGTTAGTCTTCTTGCCCATTGTTTCTTTGGTGAACGGACTTTTCCGCCCTTACTTGAGATCTCTCTTCTTTCTCGTGGCGACCTCGTTCTTAAATCTACAAGGTTCTCATCATTCACCTTTCTCGACCCTCTCGGCTTTATTTTCTGTTAGGGCCTCCCACCTTTCTATGATTACTGAGCAGTATTTTGGGTCCAATTCCATTGCTCTACATTTCCTGCCTAGGTGTTCTGCTGCTATGATCGCCGTTCCTGATCCACAGAATGGTTCCAATATAATCTCATCTTTCTGAGTGCTCACTCTGATGAAGTTCCCATAGATCTCTACTGGCTTCTGGGTTGGGTGTTCATAATCCATCACGTTGCCCTTTGAAAACTCTTGGAGTGTGCTCTGGTTCTTGATCTCCATCACTAAGTCTATCAGTTCTTCTTTTGCCATCGATGCCACTTGGCCCTTCTTTAATTCCATTAATAGTGTTTTGTGTTTGTGGTTGCCGAACCATCTTGCGTGTTTCTCTTTGGATGCGTAGATCACTGGTTCGTGGCTCCAATGATAGTGGGAGTGTCCCAGCACGTGGCCCTTGGCCCATATGAGTTGTTGCCTGGTTGTAAATCCTGCTTTAATCAACGCATTAAAGAATATCAGAGTGTTTGATGAGCTATAAAAAACATATACCGCTGGTTGATCGTCTGTGTATTTTGCTGCTTGTTTAAATGATCCGAACAATAAATCGTATAAATCGTTACCCCTCAAATCATCGCCCTCTATCATCTCCCAATCTTTGCCTGGATTGCTGGTGTTTCCTTTGTATGATACCCCGTACGGTGGATCTGTCAGGATTAACTGGGCTTTTGCTTGCTGCATCAATTTTGCCATATCTTCTGGGCTTGTTGCTGATCCACACATTAATCGGTGATCTCCTAGTTCCCAGATGTCCCCATTCTTCACATCGTACTTTGGCATTTCTAGTGCTGCTTCAGTATCGAAGTTATCTTCCTGGAGTTTCATTGGGTTCTCTGCTTCGATGTGGTTGTCCAGGTCCGCTACTGACATTGTGCTTAATTGCTCGAATATGTCTCCTTGGCCCTGCTCCAGTATGAATTGGTACTCTACTGAATCCATTCCTGGATCGTGCTCTCCCCTTAATTTGTTTAGGATCTGTCGCAGCATTCTCCTATCAACTTCATCAATATCAAGCGCAATAACTGGGACTTCAGTAACTCCTAAGTCCCTTGCTGCTTTCCACCGATGGAAACCATCAGCGATCTTGTACTCTTTGTTTGTGATCACTGGGATTAGGAATCCGTATCGTTCAATGTTCCGTTTCAGTGCTTCGTAGGACTTGGTGCTCATTGCGTTGGGATTTGATTTATCAACAATCAGCTTTCCTGTGTTCACTAGCTTAATTTCTGGAACGTCTATCATTATATCTTCTCGAAGTCTTGTCTTAATTTCTGTACAATTGGATGATTTACGTCAAGTTGGAAGTCATTTGATACCTTACCCATAATGTTTGCTCTCATAACAGCTTTCTTGTTAACGTCATTTTCTCTTACAAAACCTTGTTTAAGTTTCTCTTTAGCAATTTCTGACCTAACTTTCTTAGCATACTCTTCCATAAGTGGTTCTGTTTTCTCGGTCCAAACATCTTTAAGTTTGCTAACTGTTACATCGTTTTCTTCAAGAGCTTTCAATGATTTCTCTGCTTCATTATCATCAATATACTTTTGCATCTTTTCTTTTTGTTGTTGGATCTGTGTGTGTTCTTGCATCATTTTATTATATTCAATGATTGATTCTTCAAGTTTCATTGTCTTTGTGATGGTCTGAATAACGTGAATTAACCCATCTTCTGTTACTTCTACTAAAAATTTATTATCTACTTCCATTTTATTTCTTACCCCGTTTTGTTTTGTTTTCTTTTGGTACGTCCACTTGGCATTTAACACAAATCCAGATGTCCTCACTTCTGATACTTTTCTCTAACTGTTGTCCGCAACTATGAATTGGTATTTCTTCCATTTTTAATCGCCTCGTTTAATTCTTTAAGTTCTTTTACAACCATTAAGTTGGATAATACTTCGCTTGACATAAAACCAAACCTCTCTTCTTTCTTCATACATTGAAATTGTTGAAGAGTAAACTCAAAGGTATCATCTCTGTTAGTGTATCCATAAAGTCTCCTTACTGGTCCTTGTGGTGGTATGAACTCTTTAAAATCCACATCACCAGAATTGTGTAGTTTTTTTAACACTGCGTATGTCGTTTGAACGTTCAGTCCAACAAACTTTGAAATATCAGCAGCACTGAAAAACTGTCCGTTGTTCTTTTTTAGAATAAATAAAACATCTGTTTTCCCCATCTTTTTTCCTCCACCTGTAATGTGTATATTAAACACCTATTTAAATTTATCTTGGTTTTTTAATAAAAAAGGGCAAAATAGCCCAAAAATTTATAATGTCTCAACATCGTATGATGTATCGAACCGATCCCCCAGTCTTTTTACTGAGAACCTTACTTCTTTATCTGCTTCAATGTTCTCGAACAGTGGCCTTAGTTTCTTCAGTAACCGCTTTGAGCTCACTTCCCATATTTTTTCTACTTGTACTTCATCTTCTTCGATAATGTCCACTGTTAGACAATTGGTCATTTCTCCGAATTTCTCTTTGTTTTCGAGCACTGGGTTCTTTGCCACCAATACCTTTCTTACTTCTGGTTCTAACTTCACATATCCACTTGAGGTTAACGCCTCGTCCCAACTAATTTGTGCCATTTCAGCACCTCCATCTTGGCCTGTCTCTTTGGACTTGCCTTGATTATCAAAATCCATTAATTTCTTGCTCCCCATCATCGCTTTGTAGCTTATGTCCATCGTTTCACTCCATTTTTTGCTACTATTAAGTAGTCTTGTTTCTGACCCAGAAAACCCAGAAAACCCAGGGTTTTACTACCTATATAACTTTTTAGTAATTTCTCTATAGGTAGTAAAACCACTGGTTTCTTGGGTTTTTTGGGATTTTTCGTCATTCTTTTATAAAGGAAAGCATATCCAGCTTTTTGTTGATTCCTGAAGATGGCTTGAATTGTATGTTTTCCCATATTCTTTCCCTATCTTCGCTGGTGTTGATCCTTCCTTCGGTCACTGGGAAGTTTGTTGTTAGGACCTCCCTTATCTCTTTGTCTTTTAGTGGTTTTAGTGTTTGTTCTTCGCAGTACATCCAGTATGCTGTTTTGAAGTCTTTCTTGATTGTTTGCCTTCCGTAGTTCACTTCTATGCAATCTTCTATGAATGCGTTCAGGCTGCTACTTTTTCTGAGCCATTGTCCTTTTACATCCTTTGTTGACTTGCTGTAGCTGAAGTCTCCCTTGGCTCTGATCCGTTCCAGTCCGTCCAGTGCCCAGTTTAATAGCCCCTTCATTTCCTGTGGAGTGCTGATTTTGTCTATTATGTTCTGGTCCGCCAGCTTAATTCCCTCTTTGTTTTCTCTAAAATCGTACTCTTTTTGGCTCAGGAATGTGTATGGGAAGTCCAGTATCAGCCATCTCAGGAAAAATGCTGGGGTTATGTCGTTTGTTTGTGGTAGATCGTTTGCCGAAAATATCATTTTTGCGTAGTTTACGAAGTGTACCCTTGTTAGGAACTTTCTTGGCGCTGATATTAGGTCCCTTCCTGTGAGGCTCTTGAAGTTTCCCGTATCTTGTAGCATCCCTGCGGGCAAGTCTGCTGCCAGGTTTGCCATCTTGTTGAAGAGTTCCCCCATTGCGAATTGATCTTTATCTAGGCTCTGGAGCGTTATATTGGCGCAATTCTCGGCTCCTATGAACCTTTTCATTAAGTCTATTGTCTTTCCCTTGCCGTTTCTCCCTGATCCGTGGAACATTACTGCCTTTTCTATGCTGTACTCCCTGTATAGTAAATATCCGAACAGTTCCTGGATCACTTCTACATCTTCCTTGTTTGCCAGCACTTCGCTTAAAAAGTGCCTAATTGCTGGGCACCCCACATTTTCTTCGTACTCTATCGGCAGTTTGTTAAAAAAGTTAAATTTAGAGTCAAATGATTGGATCCTTTTGGTTTTTAGGTTGAGTATGCCGTTCTGGACCGCTATTAAGTTGACGTCCTCATTTATGAAAAATTTTGCCTGTTCAACGTATGTGTCCACTTCAATTTTCTCAATGATCTGGCTTACCAGGTGTTTCTTGTATGCCTTTCCCAGCGTTTTTCTGGCAAACTCCTTGATGAATGTCTTCGCCTGGGGCACATATATTCCTTCCTTGTAAATCCACATCTCTGATCGCTCGTCATCCCTAGTTGTTCTGATGCATTCCTTCTGTAATAGGTATTGGGCGATGAGTTCTGTTGCATCAATGCTCTTGTTGTTCGCTAGAAGTTCTAACACTCGCACTCGAAATTCATCAAATCCTGCATCATTTTTGGGCACTATTTGTTTATAATTATCGTTTTGGATCTCTATTCCTGCCTCTTTCATTAATATCATCTTTGCTTGTTTGAAGTCACAGTTTTCTTTTAACATCACATAGCTGAAAATGTCTCCGCCGCCGCAACTCGAGAAGCAGTTAAATGCCTTTCCGTCCGCCCAGACGCTGAAGCTGGGGCTCTTGTCTGAGTGGAATGGGCAACATTGTAGGCCCATTTTCATTCCGTGGTCGTAGTCTGTGATCCTGACTTTGTTCTTGATTTCCTCTACTATCCTTCCGTTGTCGAATGAGTCCCTGTTTGGCGCTTGGTGTTCCTTTGGTAGGTAATCGTTAAAAACCCGCTTGAGCCCTGCCAGTGTGATCTTGGCGATGTCCACATCTTGCTCCACCACATATCTCCCTCCTTTTGGGTGTAGTGATCCTGCCCCAATGACTTGTTTCCCTCTTCCTTGGATGTCTGCCAGCGTCTTCTTGTCTTTGTCCAGGATCTTGAATGATGCTGGGTCGTCTGATATATAATATAAATGTAGAAGTCCCGATCCTCCAGTTTTCACGCTGAAAGTCTTTGGCAGTCTGCCCAGCATTTCGTCCTGGAATTTCTGGCAGTCAAAATCTATAATTAGCAGTCTGCCGTGCCCCCCGACAACTCCGTAGTTGTTGTCTGCCTTTGTCCACGCATTAATCGTTGCGTCGTCGTGGGAATAATTTTTTGTCGATTGCCATCCTGTTTCGATGGGCCTCTTATCTCCCCTTCGAATCTTAATGAACCTAAATTCTTCCCGTTTAAGTCTATCTGGTATCATCTTTCACCTCACTTGGTATCATAAAGTTACTATTTTTAAAAGTTGTGTCACCCATCTTTTGGGACCTCTAAGTTCTTCACGTATGCGTTAAATAACTCTTTTATGATCCTTTTTGATTCGTAGCGCCCGTTGGTGAAAAAAATTGGGATGTCGTATTTGATGTGGATCGTGAAAATTATCGAAGTTATAACGTATCCCCTCATCTTAGAAAATTCTGCCCCTGGGAAGTCTTTGTTGTAACAAGATGTGTAACTCCCCTCCACCACGATTGCGAAATAATCCAGCAATAATGCTCTTTCGAGTTCCGCCTTGAATCGTTTGTGTCCTTTCCCTAATGTTCCGAAGAGGTCACTTGGCGATTTCCTCTCGATTGATATACGATCTTCGTGGCTCTCTCCATCCAGCTCTATGGAGTAGTCCCCTGTCTTCATTGTGCGGACGATCGTGTTTCCCCACAACGGTGCCTTTTCCCGTGAATCTATTATTAATTTATACTCTCTCAACATTCTACCACCTCTGGCATTGTTACTTTCCGCAATCGTGATTTACTGCTTTTACTGCATCATTAAATTCCTCGTTGCATTCTTCACATTGATACTTCTTAATTATTTTTATCATCATTTCTTCACCTTCATATCTTTAAATGTGTATAAACATATTTTGTAACTAATATCTCGACCAGTCACACCAACTGCAGGAACTATTTCTTGATATTTACACTCTCTGCTGTCGAAACACATTGGGATATACTCGGCGAAGATCCTGTGCCGTGGTCCTTCATTGCTAAGAGCATCTTCCAAACATCCAACTTCTTCGTTTTCATTCATTTTCTTTCCTCCTTATTATAATAAGATGCCTCCTTGATGGATTTCCCATTGGCTTCTTACAGTGTTCACAATACTTGGCGTATTTTGCTGGAGTTGAGAAAAAGTTCCCACATCTTCTGCAGGTTCTGATCCTCATTTAAAATCCCCATATCTCTTTGGTCTTTTTTTTCCAGTTTGAAAGTAGTCCCTCAAAGCAGTTGGGGCATTCTCCGTGCCCTACTTCTGCATTCTTTACTTTGATCCCACAAACATCACAGGTCTTCATCTTATTTTTCCTCTTTGTTTCTTATTACATCCTTGTCGGATATAAAGTTAATTTTCTTTCTGTAGCTGTTTAGTCTTTCAATACAGATATTGTAGAAAGTTATTGTTGCACTTCTCCCACCGTGTGTTGATAGTTCGTTGATTTCTTTCCATTTATCTACACACATCACTCTAAATGTTTTTATTAATTGGTCCCTGTTGATGTTTGTTCTGTTGTCATACCAGATCCGATAAAATGCCGCCATTGCTGTTGTCCTGTAGTGTGGGTTGTTCTTGTAGTATTTCCCGAAGATCTCTTCCATATCTTGACAAAATGCTCGCATTATCTTTATGTCTTGCATTGTTATGGTTTTAAAGTCTGCCAGTGTTTTCTCTCCACCAGCAGAGTATCCTCCCTCGAACTTCTTTGCTGCCCTTGCGTTGACGTGGTTTCCTGCTAGCATTTTTAGTGGCATTGTATTTACGGTTTGGTATATTGTTGTTGGCAATAATTTTAGCATCACATCTCCCAGCGGAATTGTTTTAAAGTGCTGCTGTAGGTAATCTGTCGCATTTTCTGGTGTTCCTTTGTTCCAAGTGGAGTATATGTTTCTTTCTCCGACCCGCATTTTTTCCTTTCTCATCTGTTCGTCCTGGGCCATTGAAAGGTTCTCATACTTTGCCAAGTACACTTTTATTGAGTTTTCTGGAAATTTGTTCAGGTAGTCTATAATTGCCTCAATCCTGTGGTTTCCATCAATGACTCTATATTTCCCATTTATTTTGTTCACCACAATGTCTGATTCAAAGTGTTCGCCGTTTTCCAATGCGACCCTAATTCCCTTAATCTTTCCGCTTCTCAGTTGCCTTCGTTCTTCCAACAATAAACTAAAGTTGTTTATTGAGTCTTTGTTGATCTCATACAAGACCTTATTGTGTTTTGGTTTTATACATTTCATTTTGTTCCCTCCTTGTTGTCTTTTAAGCACATTGGCTATTTTTGACAACTTTTGATGAATGTAATTTTTCATTATATTTTGTTTTTCTTGATCCATCCTATGATCATACTTTCCACTAACTGGCTCCTACTGATGGTTGTTCCCCATTTCTTCTCAATCTTGCAGCAAATCTGTTCAAATTGGTTCAAAACTTCGCCATCTATAGTGAATGCCCTTCGGTCCTTCATTTTTTCTCCCCCTTTATTTTCGCTATCTCACTCAGACAGTGTGCTGTGCACTCATTTAAGGCCGCTTTTGTGGCCTCTGTGGCATTATCTCCTTCTTCTATTGTGATAGTCTTGCCCACACAAATCGTTTGATATGCGTAGCTTCTCTTGATCTCTACTGATATTTCTTTAACTTTCATTTTTGTTCGCCTCCGTAAAATTGCACCTGTGGCCATCTGCCCACTTTGGGAACCCTTTTGTTGGGTTGCCTTCTGCTTCACAGATCTGTCCACACTTGCATTTCCATATTTGTTTTGTCATTTTCATTGTCTCTTGTGATCTTCCCCGCCTCTAAGGTCTTCAGAAAAAAATTAAAGGAAAAAGAGGGTGACTCCAAACCCTTTTTAATCTCTGGAGGTATCCTTGGCGGGGTGGGGATCTAGCCCCAGTCTCCACATTTGTTGCATACTTTGATGGAGTAATCTACCCCTTCTTCTTTCATTATGTCGTCCCTGTATTTATGGTCGCATTGTTTCATTGTTCGTCACCTGCGTGTTCGACCATCCAGTCGTGGTGGTGTTCCCAGCATCGTTCGCATCGTCCTCCCATAAATAATTCTTCAGGGTAGTCTGCTCCACATTTGCATCTCATTTGGCCCACCTCTGCTCACAGATGATTCCTTCTGCGATCGTGCATTTGATGATCCCTTGTGTGTTTGTGTTGATTATTGGGTTTTTTCTCATTTTATGCCCCCACCCTGGCCCACATTGTCTTTGGGTCGTTCCAGTTTGATTGTTCTACTTCCATATTGCAGATGATCCCTAATTCTTTGAGTTTGTG